GTGAAGATTTACCAACCCATTTCTTACCCGAAGTTTTATTCGATTTCATCCTATCTGAAAATCCGAAGGATTCCTCGGTGGTTGTAGGTTTGTCACCTACTATTTTCCTCCATACGAATGGTAATGATATGATGCCGCAAAATCCTAGAATATAGAATTTGAACTCACACATTGTGTCATACATCATTTGAAGAGGCGTGTTAGCTAAGAAACTTTTAATATAAGCCCGAAATTGAACTATCTTATCCTTACATGCATTCACAAGATTGGTACCGAAAGACTTAGTTTTTGGATATCTCATGGGGAATACATCAAACACATAACAAGATTCAAAAGCTTGATACTTAAAGATATAATCGGTAAACTTAACACCCATAACGATGAAAAGATTGTAATATACAACGGGTAACGAATAACATTCAAGTACATTATGTATCCCAAAATATATAGATCCCATGGACGTAATATCACTATACATTTGTTTATGAAGAGGTTTCATTCTGCTGGTTTTATCTATCAATGCTCTAAGAACTTTAATAGTATCAACATCTTCACCTCCACACAAAAATTCTACAGTATCCAAGGATGGTACTTCAAGTCTAGGAGGAGCCAAGCTTAAAGCCCGCGCTATACTATCCTCAAGATCGTCCTCGTAAGTATTAGAGTCTTCATCGCAACTATATATCGATCCCTCGATTGAAGAAGGAGCGTGGAAAAGAGGGCCAATTAAACCTGATTGAGCTGAAACAGTAAAATCAGAGGTAGAATCATCATCACACTTTCCATTCAACTTATCTTCTAATTGTACATACATCTGATAAGTTTGTTTAAATTTTTGTGTATGTAGAGCATAACGCGCTTGCTTAGTTTTAAATGATCTGAAAGCTAAGCTCACTACTTCATGAAATTCTAAAGGTCGGCCTCCGCAAAGAGTAACTCCATCCTTCTCAAGCATCCAAAAGTGCTGCAGGCTTGGATCCATATCGGTCACTTCAACTTCCTTCATAGTACCGTCCCTTTCCTCTATGGAAACAGTAGTAATAGGAAATTTATTACTATCAAGTCTCCTCTCATAGAGTCCTTTATTCCTAGTTTCCTTGGTACAATATTCGGGACGAGGTGTGACAACAAAATTATAATCCCACCTACGCAAGAATGCCTCTTTACTAAGGATAGATTCAGGAACGTAGCTACCGGTCATATTAGTTGTAGCAAAAATGAATTTGGACCTAAAGGTTGAAACCCCTTTAGCAGCCATATTGGCCATATGCAAATTCATTTCAAAAGTGTTGTAAGCTCGTAAGACGTTAGCAAATTCACCATCCGGATTTGTATTATCCTTAATTTGTCCGAGATCATCAAACATAGTGAAATACTTAGAAGGAGTATAACCGTCCCAGTATTTGCCCTCAAACTGTCTATTATAGACAAAAGTGGCAGGATTTCTTTCAAAAGCCTCGCGAGCCGAATCATTAAGAGTAATGGCACTCAGAGCATAGTTAAGATGCTCCATGGTGATAGATTTACCCACACCCGGTCCACCTCTCAACATAATACCGACAGGTTCTTGACGCGCTCCTGCTAATGAATAATTTGAGGCCTCAAAAATAGCCCTAAGATTTGTTAATTGCTTGACCACTGCTCTCAAAGTGTCAATCACAGCTTGAGATTTCCTATCTCTAGGTAATTCTCTCATGAGCTTCTCACCGACATTAACCATAAGAGCAAGACGCTCGTAATTTTCAGGATCTCTATGGAAAATACTTTTCCTTTCCAGATCAAGTATAGCAGAAGAATCAGTGAGATAATTATCTATCTCAACAGAGAAAGTATCAAAGAATCGCACTGAAGGTAAATCCATGCATTCATGACGCACCCAATTAACCGCTTTCTCAATAACCTCAAAAAGGGTCTTGAAAATATCGGTAACAGTAGTAGTAACTCTACCGAGCGAACCCAAGGACTGAAAAAGTGTCTTAGGAACATCTTTGCCAGCCGTGAAGGAAACATAACCGGCTAAGGTTGTAGTCATCAAGGATGCTATCGATTCCAAAGCCGTATCTTCCATCTGTGGTTCAACTGTCTCCATATCAAGAATTACATCCTCCTCGATAGTGTTAACTTTGGAAACAAACTCCATAAAATTAGAGCACAGAGACACATCAGTAAAAATATCACTGAAAACTCCTAAAGCACCAACTGCTAAGGCAAAGATTGTTTTAGTAATTGAACATGGTTTAATATAAGCAAATGCTCCTGTACCAAGAACAAGTACTACTAATAGTAAATTTTTAGCCGAGCCTTTCCCTTGGAAAGGTTTCCATTCCGCAACATCATGTTTAAGCTTCTCGATGCCGCGGAAGGCTTCAGCTGAAAAATTTTCAGGTTTTAAGGCTTCAAGAGCCTCACGTAATTTAATCAATTCGCTTCCATAGTCTATCCCATTGTCCATAGACTTTGGT